CCCGTCGTCTTTTATCATTTCCCCAAAAAAATCCATGCAAATATCTGGCACCTTTTCATACGTCGCCATTATGCAGGCGAGCGTTGTCTTCCTCGTCAAAAAATACCTATTCGTATTGCCTTGCACGATCTTCAGAGACTCCCGGCCAAGTTCCGCATATTTTTCCACGATGTTCAGCTTCTTGTCGTGGCTTATTTGGTTCGATGCTGTTTTTGGAATTTCTCCCTTCATCGAAGCCAAAAAGATAGATGCAGCAGCGATAAAATTAAGCTGCGTGGTAGTGACACCGAACCGTGAAAGCAGATCGTGCGCTACTAGCGAATCCACCAACTGCCGCGTCAGGTGAGTATCGTGTCTGGCGTAATCGTCCGCGACCTCACTTAACGATTTCACATCGTTGATGATAATGTCCAGCAGTACGGGTTCATCTGCCGCAACAATGGCAGATAGCGTGTGGTTGCCATTGGTTAAGACGTGTTTTCCGTTCTTGCCGTGCAATCTGCAAAAAGTAATTTGAGTTTTCTGGCGAAACCTGCCAGCGGTTATTTCATCGCGCAACGTTGCAACGTGATACGACCGTATTTTTCTCTGGTGCTCATATTTGAACTCCGAGAGCCAATCTTGCGCCATTTGTGGACTGACTACGACGTGCCCTTCAATCGGTAATTTCATTTCTAATCCTCCGCGGACATATGCCGCAAATTTGCCGCAGCCCAATGCCGCAGACGGTTATGATACTACACCAAATTGGCGTAGCGTATCAAGCTATTATTTTCGCCGCAGCTTGAGCGCGCCGGTCTGCCCGCCATCGGACACCACGGCCTTGTTTTCAATCTGACCAACCGGCCGCGCCCATCCAGCGGGAACAACGGCAGCGGCCAGATAGTCTGACAGATCGCGCTGCGTGCCCGCCTTGAATTGCTCGGTAAAGCGGCCGTCCTGCGAGCCAGGAAAGTCCCTCAGAATGTCGTATAGCATCAGAAATCCCCTGCGCTGACCCACGCGACTGTCACAGTACCTGTGACGGTCCCTGACCCGGTGAGCGGCGTAAGCACCACGTTGTCGATCGTCCCGGTAAAACCGGTTCCGGTAAATGCCAGCACGGTTGCTTTTTCGGCGTCGGTTTGCGCCGCCAGCAGTTCATCTCTCAGGCTCATGATGTTTCCTTCGTCAAATGTTGCTCTGCAATAGGTGCGGTATGGTCATACGATGCCTCGATGGCTTCCGCTGTCGGCAGCGTTTCCTTCGGCACAAAATCCAGCTTTACCTCGCCCGTTTCCTTGATGTCGAATTTCACGTCCACCGTGTCGTAGCCGTAAAGCCGCTCTGACCTTGTGTGGCAGGCGTCCATCAGCGTGCTCGTCTTGGGCATCAGCAACTTGATCCCGCGCGCCCGCGCGTAGCCAAGCCAGAACTCGACGCACGCCCTGCCTTTCTCTGCGTGGTGCTGATTCTCATAAGTGAAATCCAGACCGAACAGGCTGATCTTCGCCACTCCGATATGGATCGCAAATGCAATCGCGTAGGCCGTCGTGCTGTTGAAGTAATCGTGTCCCAAGTGATTCAGCACATCTTCCAGCGGATACTCAACCAGCGCCGGATAATCCGGGTGCGCCCGGCTCGTCACCACCGGAACCTTGCTTTTCCTGATCCACGGCAGCAGTGCCGCGATATTCGTTGCAGGAGCCGCGGCAGCGCGTATTTCCTGAATCCGCACGTCATCCATGTGAAAGACAAGATCGCACGCGAACACATCGCCCAGCGCATTGATCGCCCACACTTCGTCGCAAAACGCAGATCGCCCGCCCTTGCGCTTAGTGATTTCCAGAAATTCCGTGATGCTGCCGCCTAGCCCGAGGATTGCGACGTGCTTTCCGTTCGGTTTCTCGTCCGGCATCGCATCCCGCCGCGCAACTACGATGATCGTGCGCCCGTTGATGTTCGGTTCGACCTCTGACTCGTCGCCTTCCTGCCCGCACCACTCCGTTGCACACCAGCCGCACTCTTGAAGCAGCGCATTGAACTCGTACTTCGTATAGTGCCGGAAGTGGTACGCAATCGTGATACCAGGCTCAGGACTGAACGGAAAGACACCCTCATTCGGCACGCTCGCAATCAACAGCGGCGCCGATGTATGCAGCGCCTTCAACAACGGGCGCGGGTCTTCAATGTGCTCGATCGTCTCGAAGCATACCGCCGCATCGTAGTCACCCAGCTCGCCCGGTGCGTTGCCGTTGGCTTTTTCTACGGTTACATCCGCATGCGCGTAGTGCTCTCGCGCATAGGCAAGCGCTTCATCATCAATATCGAAACCGCGCGCTTTGTGCCCGGCGTTAGCAAGTATCTGCGTCCCGTAGCCAACGCCGCAAGAAAAATCCACCACACGCGAACATTTCTGCAACGCGTGCGCCGCAAATTCATAACGCAAGCGATGGTCACGTCTGATACCGTTTAGCGTTGGCGCTACCTGTCTTTCCCCATCTTTCATGTTCATCCTCTCGCCAGGTTAAAAAATGCCGGTTACGTTTATCCGGCTTCGTGCGGGCGAGCGCGCGAACGTTACCCTTTTACGGGTTGGTTTGCGGCGCCAGACCCGGCGAATGTAGGATCGCAACCGCCGCAACCTTGACCGCAGCTGAAACCGCCGCCGAAACGACGCTGAATTGCACGTAACGCTTGTTGCCCTTGTAGCCGAGCCGCTTCGTCACGTTCTTGGTCGTGCCCGAGGCGCGCGGCGTAGCTGCCGCAACGCCAGCCAGCACTTCGGTCCCGATCAAGTCGGAATCCGCAACGCTGGTCAACGTGGTGGTCACCGTGCCCTCTTTGACGCGAACAACGATGGTGCAATTCGTCGCCGTGATTTCGCCGTAGGCAACGACAAACTCGACGCCGCCGTAGCCCTGGCGGTCGATGATCTTGCCCGCCTGACCAGCGGCAGAGGCATTCGCCCCCGCCTTGATCGCCGTTTTCGTGCGCATGTTGCTGTGAAGATCGTTCATGATGTTTCCTTTCTGGTTAGATGTTTGCTAACTGCAATGCTGCGGAAAAGAAAAAGCCCGCCGGAGCGGGCTTTCGTGCTGGATTGAAACGACTACGAGGTCGCAACCTTGAAGAGCTTGAATGCCTCGTAATTGACCACACCACCGCCGAAACGCCGGCGGAAGTTGAACTTGGTCTGCCCTTTCGCCGTGATGTTGTCCCGGATCAGGGTCGTGCCAGAGCGGTTGACGATCTTGTACGCGCGTTTCCAGTTGCCAAACGCAATGGCGTAGGCGCCCGCGCCGATGTCAGCCATGTTGTCGTCGATCACCACCGGCGAGCCGAGCAGCCGGCCACCGAAACCGGCAAGCGCATCTGGGTTCCAGAGGTAATAACTGCCCGAGCCGTCTTTCAGCTGCCGCACCGTGCCAAGCGTCGCGTCGTTCATCACGAACGCCGCGCCCTGGCGATACTGCGATTTCAGGGCGTGCTGCAGGTTGACGATCTTGTCAGACGGGGAGACCGAAGCGAGCGCCGCGGTTTTGCCGGACACGACATAACCGACCGAACCCCAGGCGTAGGCGGAATTCGCCACGTTGGTGTAGGCCGTGATGCCGCGCGCGTTTCCGACACCGTTGCCGGTGATGTATTCAGCGTTCGCGCCTTCCGCGAACCCGATTGCGGCTTCGTTCGCCAGGTCGGATTCGAGGTCGATACGCGAATCCTCCAGCGTCTCATTGAATACCCACGGCTCGACTTCCGCCGGGAATACTTCAATTTCGACCTTGGCGAATGTCGGCTCGGTCGTCTCGCCACCCGTTCCACCGTTGGCAACGCGACGCATTGACATGCCTGCGGTCTTGACCAGCTTTTCCCATTTCTGGGTGCCGATGGTGATGGTGTCGCACAAAGGCGCCAAACCGCCCATGGTCTGCGCGATGCGGTCGATCGCCAGGTCCATTTCCGGCAGCACCAGATACCCGCCTTCGGAATCCGTGCCGCTGTTCATGGCTTTGCGGCCCAGTTCTTTCAGCGCGCGACCGTCGCCTTCGCCTGTCCGCAAGTAGTTGTTGAACGCCTTGCGGTATTCTGCCTGCTCCGGCGTAACGTCGTCCTTGCCCGGTTGCGGGCGACCGGCTTTCTTTTCGATGTCGGTCATCTGTTTGCCGATCGATGCCAGATCGTCGTTGATCTTCTGCACTTTCTCGGTCAGGTCCGCGGGCGCGTAGCCCTTGGCTTCGATGGCGGCGAGCCGCGCATCATTGGCTTTCTGAAACTCGGCCCATGCCTTACCCTGATCTTCGATCAAGGTAGCGAGGTCTTTCATTTCCATGATGTGAATCCTTTTTAGATTGATGGATTGGCTTATGCGGCCAACGGAACGCCTCGGCGCTTGAGCGC